GGATAGTGAAGGTCCGAGTGTATGAGCTAGAAACGCCTACAAGCGATTTTTCCAAAAGCATGTAGGTGGACATCAACCAACCATTATTTTTGCCTCTGAGGCGGCATAGCAAGGCTAGAAAGGGCATCCATGAATGACAATGTCAATCACCCAAAACATTACAACTCACATCCATCAGGTGTGGAGTGCATCGAGATTACTGAGCACTTCAATTTCAACATCGGCAACGCTGTTAAATATTGTTGGCGCGCTGGATTGAAGGGCGAGCAAGTTGAAGACTTACGCAAGGCCCGGTGGTACATCGACCGGGAAATTTCACGCATCTTGAATGAGAAAAACCATGAATCGTGATCCGCACAAAGCAGTTGACCACATCATCACGCATGCTCAGGAATTTGCCAATGCCAAAGCGAAGCGTGTCTTTCTTGAAGAGTTCAGGAAGAGCAAGAAGGCGTTGCTGATGAAGCAATCCATTGAAGGCGCCCTTGGCGCACAAGAGCGCGACGCTTATGCTCACCATGAATACGTTGAACTGCTCAAAGGCCTCAGGCGGGCCATCGAAATCGAGGAGAAATTGAGATGGGATCTGATCGCAGCACAAGCAAGAGTGGACATCTGGAGAACGGAACAAGCCAACCTCAGACTGGAAGGCAAGGCCACGATCTGATGAGCAACGATGGCCGCCACAAACAAATGCTTGCAGACCTGGCTGACTTCCTGGGCGCTGTGGCATTTGAAGATGACAAGGGCTGGACTGAGGAGGTATATGCCGAGGGCTGGGCTGCTGGCTTTCGAGCAGGCCTGGGTTATGCCGCCAAGATCGCACAATCACAAGGCAGGGGTTGGGGGATAGAACATGCCGAGCAGATACGAAAAGCTTTGTAATCTCAAGCAGGGTACCTGGTTCATCTTGATCCGATCGGGCGAAGTGCTGCAAAAGCTTGGCCCTATGAAGGACGACTACCGTTTCATCAGTTGCCGGGCTGTCACGGGTGATACCAAGGTGCTTAATTGCTTAGTTGGCGTGGAGACAATCGATGAACCAGGAAGAGAAAAAGCACCTGAGTAAGGTGGCTGCCATTGGCTGCGTGTTGTGCCATCTTCAAGGCACACCTGGTACGCCAGCAGAGATCCATCACCCGCGCAAAGGCACCGGCATGGCTCAACGTGCCAGTCACTGGGATGCGATACCCCTGTGCCCTGAGCACCACCGCGGCAAGACGGGCATTCACGGCATGGGCATCAAAGCTTTTACAAGCCACTACCAAGTGGATGAGGCTGAACTGCTTCATGTGACACGCCGTTTAGTTGCGTATCACGACCACTTGTCGGATGGATGGAAAGTGTCTACACAAGTGGATTAAAAGTATGTACGATGGAGTCTCAGTAGCAAACAACATTTAACTTTTATAGCAAACACCAGGAGCAAACAACATGAACGCAAACCTCAAAGCTGAATTGGTCAAAGAGTTCACCGCACAAATCACCCGTAGCGTCACCAGCACCTTCAACAACCTCGTTGAAAGATTCGGTCCCACAGTCAGCGGTGTGTACAACTCTCGCAGCGCTAGCGTGTGGCGCAATACCGTGCAATTTTGCGTTGTAAGAACAGGGACAGGCACTCGTAGGGACGAGCCTTTCATGCTTTGCGAGCAGCGTCTTGCAAAGTTTGCAGCAGCATTGGCAGACCAGTGGGCCACCGAGGTTCTTAACAAAGTTGATGCAAAGGTTGGCGAGTTGACCGATCCCAATGTTGTGTACGCAGGCTCAGCCAACTTCGTGATTACCGGCACCAAGAATGGCCGCGGTGTCCGTATCGACCAACAGCAAATCATCAACTGCTCATCGAAGGGCACGCTGTTCAACCAGTACCCAAGCCGCATTTATGTCGATGGCAAGTTCACCCCCGCATCAAAGTTCGCAGCAATCTAATCAAACCGGGGCTACGGCCCCACCACCTGGAGCAAACACCATGAGCAAACAAGAATTTGAAACCCGCATCGAACTTGAGAACTATGACCGTCTTTCGTTGAGCGAGCATGAAGATGGCCTGTGGCTGTCAGTATGGAAGATCGGTGCGTATGTATCAGCACCCATGAGCCGCGACAAAGTCATTGAGTTGCGTGATGCCCTCAACAAATTCCTCGGGGAGTAAACAAATGGATTACGACGCATGGCTTGACCGGCAGCTTTACGAATACGACATGGAGCGTGAAGAGCGCGAAGAAGATTGCCAAGAGGAGGAAGAGAGCTTAGACTGATGATTGCAGTCCATGTTGATGTGTTCTCCTGAAATCCTCTGCACTTCCCCGCAGATGTTGACCCCCAGCAATTGGGGGTTCTTTTTTTGTACAAAGCGTAGTAAAATGAATCACTTATGATTACGCTTGACAAAATCCCAGCAATGTTACGAGCCACTCGCGCCGCGCTTAACATGAGCCAGGACGAGTTCGCAAAGATGGTAGGCCTCTCGCGCCCCACGATAGCAAGGCTCGAAGAATCGCCGGGCAGCGTAAGAGCCAGCACCTATTTACTGCTTGACCCCATCATCAAAAAAACCCTTAGTGAATTAATTTCGGATTAGCCTCATAATCCGCGCATCAATGTCACTGGAAGATGTGATGAGCAAGACCTCGAAACCAAAGGCCCAGGCCGCACAAAAACCTTTAGGCAGGCCATCAGGGTACGACGATGACTTAGCAGCAGAGATCTGCGTAAGACTAAGTAATGGAGAGCCACTAAGAAGAATTTGCATGGATGAGAAGATGCCATCGCAGGCGACTGTGTATGTGTGGTTGGCGAAGCACCCGACTTTCCAAGAGATGTACACCCGCGCACGGGAAGATCAAGCTGACACGCTAGCCGATGAGATACAAGCCATTGCCGATGAAACGCCAGAGACTAGGCCGGTGCTCAACAAGCAGGGAGAGCCGATCGGCATTGAACTGAACAGCGCTTACATCCAATGGCAGCGCAATCGAGTGGACGCACGCAAGTGGATTGCTGCCAAACTCAAGCCACGCAAGTATGGCGACAGGATCACTCATGCTGGTGACGCTGACAATCCTGTGGCTGTGCAGGCTGACGTCAGCATCTTTGACGCCATGCTCAAGAACTTAGAGACCAAGAGGCAGCTTGGGGACAAGTGACCTTGAAGCCCTGCTCAAAGATCCAGCGATCCGCGAGCAGTACACCAGGCTAGAGCCACAGGCTGCTGCTGCTTGGGCCTGGCGCATGATGTGGCTCACACGAGCACTCAAGCACCAGATCCTGCCCCATGGTGACTGGTGGTCCATATGGCTTCTGCTTGCAGGCCGCGGTGCTGGCAAGACCAGGACAGCAGCCGAGCAGATTGGATGGTGGGCATGGTCCTACAAAGCCACCAGATGGCTCGTGGCGGCCCCAACAAGCAGTGATGTGAGGAGTACATGCTTCGAGGGTGATTCAGGCCTTCTGAGCGTGATTCCTGCAGCCCTGATCGCTGATTACAACAAGGCCTTGCATGAGATCAAGCTGACCAATGGCTCACTGATCAAAGGCATCCCAGCCTCGGAGCCTGAGCGCTTTCGCGGTCCACAGTTCCACGGCGGCTGGCTCGATGAGTTGGCAGCCTGGGAGTACATCACTGACGCCTGGGATCAGATCCAGTTTGGTATGCGCTTAAAGCTTACCGACATGAAGACGAGGCTGATCTGCACGACGACACCCAAGCCTAAGGACCTGATCATCGATCTGATTGGCCGTGAGGGTGATGATGTGGTGCTCACAACAGCTACCACGTACTCAAACCTGGATAACCTGTCTGAGAACTTCCGTAGGCAGATCCTGCAGTACGAGGGTACCAAGCTTGGCCGCCAAGAGATCTACGCTGAGATCATCGACCCCGAGGAGGGCGGTATTGTTCAGCGCGACTGGTTCAAGCTTTGGCCTGCTGGCAAAGAACTGCCCAAGCTTGAGTACGTAATCCAGTCCTACGATTGCGCCTTCACTGAGAAGACCGTCAACGATCCCACTGCATCGATCACTTTCGGTGTCTTCAAGCCCACTGATGGTGGCATGTGCGTCCTGATCATCGACGCCTGGCAAGACAGGCTGCAGTATCCTGACCTCAAGCCCAAGGTCATTGACGAGTTCGAGATCATCTTCGGTGAGGGCAAGACCGCCAAGAAGGTGGACCTGGTGTTGGTTGAAGACAAGGCCGCTGGCATCGTGCTGATCCAGGACCTGCAACGCGCTCACGTTCCGGTCCGCGCCTATAACCCTGGCAGGGCTGACAAGATCCAGCGCTTGAGCATCGTGGCCAACATCGTGAAGGCTGGAAGGGTGTACGTGCCTGAGTCGAGCAACAGGGCTGGCTATGTACGCGACTGGGCTGAGGCCATGGTCACGCAGATCTGTAGCTTTCCGAACACAGACCACGATGACTTCTGCGTGGAATCTGAGTCCTTAGTTGCTATGGCTGATGGTTCATGCAGGCGTATCTGCGATGTCAAAGTTGGCGATATGGTTCAAACCCCAGTGGGTTCCAGGCGAGTCATGGCAGTGCATGACAATGGTTTCAAGGAGGTTTGGCAACTTGATTCTGATGGGCGCACTTTGTTAGCAACGGCTAATCATGAGGTTTACACTCAGAAAGGTTGGGTCAGGGTTGATAGCTTGAATCAAGCAGTCCATAATATATGCGTCATCAATGAGGAGGGCGCATGGGATTCAAAAGCAAGCTTGGCATCAAGGTGGAAACAGTTTTGTTCAACGGGCGTAGATATAACCGATACCCTGAGAGCAACAATCCTGCGCATCGCAGATATTTTGCTCGTGCTGGGCACAGGCTTCACCGAGATGTTTGGGAATTCTATAAAGGGCCAATTCCTGAAGGAATGCACATCCACCATATTGATGGAAACACGGCCAACAACGACATCAGCAACTTGGAATGTTGCACAAAAGATGCCCATTGGGATGAGCACAGGGCGCGTATTGCTGAGCACGGAAGGTCTGAGAAGCAGATTCGGCACCTTAATTCAATCCGTGACAAAGCTGCGGAATGGCATCGATCTGAAAAGGGCAAGGCCTGGCACAGGGAACATGCGAAACAGTCTCTGGCAAAAACTTGGGGCAAGCCTCGCAAGTTTTTATCACTCACGAAACTATGCGCCTGGTGCGGCATTGAAGTACAAGCCAAAACTGAACGCAAACGGTTTTGCAGCGCAGGCTGTCAAACAGCAGAGTCAAAGTTTCGCCTCGGTAAAAGCCGTACGCAGCACCCATATCACGCGTCATGTATTTGATTTAACGGTTGAAGGAGAGCACTGTTATTTTGCCAATGGAATTTTGGTCCATAACTGTGATGCGTTTAGTCAAGCCTTAAGATATTTAAGAGATGCAAGTTGGTTAAATATTGATCCGTTGCCTCCAGATGATTATGACCCTGATGATTATGTTGATGCCGGGGTTGTAAGGACCAATCCGTATGCAAGCTAAGCGCAAAGGGTTATCATCCCGCGCAAACGGAGGCCGATGATGCCCAATCCCAAGAAGCTGCTTGAAACCTTGTATGGCGCTAAGGCTGGCGGCGCAGTCCACATGCAAGACGGTGGAAGCCCCTTCAATCGCTTCATGGGCAAAACGCCAAAGCGCGGTGTGTCCTCATTGCCGGGCTATGGCCAAGGCAACATTCTGCAAGACATCGAGTCAGTGTCCAAGCCTCTTGCTGGCGGTATTGATGCAGCGCTTACGGGCCTGCCAATTGTTGGCCGCACTTTGGTATCACCTGCCGTCACTGCTGGTACCTTCATCAAAGAAGCAATCAAGAGTGGCGACCCTTCAGACACAAGCCCATTGCAACGAGCCTTAGAAGCCTCTCAGGAGTTCATTACAGGCGATATGAGGCCCATGCAGACTGAGCTTGGCCCTGAGTACCTTGAGAGCGCCGCCGAGGGCTTAGAGCGCTTTATACGCGAGTCTAAGCTGCCACCTATCTTGCCCCAAATGTGGACTCCAGCAGCCATGCCTGGCGCACTGGGCGCAATCAAAGATGTGGCAAAAACAGCAACAAAAGCAAATATTCCTGAAGTCTCAGCACCAAAGGCTGCGACAATTCCTGTCCAAGGAGTGACATATGAAACAGCCACAGAAGGACCGTTCTACCGCGTCCGTCCTAGCGTCTCTCAAGCGCCTGCAGGCCAGCGTCGAGGCACGCTCGAAAGCGATGGGACTGAAGCCGGACAGCGTCCCGCAGGAGGAACTGGAAGCGATGTTCCGCAACCAATTACGAATGAAGCAGTACAGCAAGTAATGGCTGACCCGGCGAACTTTGTTCGTCAGTCAGCAGACACTTATGTGCAAGAGGCCTTCGGCAGGCCTTACGAACTGCCAGAGATTTCTGAAAGCTCCATTTTCAAGCAGGCGCCCATTGGCCGCGCCTTCATGCTTGCGACCACTGAAGACCCGACATATAAACAAACCATCTTCAATGAATATGCCAGGCAAATGCCTGACGTCGTTAAAGAATCGGGCGCTAAGAACTACGATGAATTGCTAGCTGCGTCTTACAAGCAATTAGCCAAAGAGACCGACGAGCAATTTAAGCGTCTGCCCATAAGCCTTTCGTATCACCGGGCAGGCGAGGGCAACTACCGCAACAGCAAGCAAATGCTGCAGGATGTGTACGGCAACAAGCACCTGTACGTCTTCCAGGGTGGTGATGAGCACCCCTACTTAAAGGCAGTCGATCCTGAAACCGGATTGAATGAGAACGAAAAGTTCCGTGCTGTGCATGACTTCTTCGGTCACGCAGTGCATGGCAACGAGTTTGGCCCCAAGGGTGAGGAGACTGCCTGGGCAGCCCACAGTCAAATGTACTCGCCCCTTGCACGCTTGGCGATGAGTGCTGAGACTCGAGGCCAAAACAGCACGGTTAACTACACCCCACTGAATGCCGCACTCAAGCGCACCATCAATGAACTGAACATGCAGCGCTACGAGGCCAATCGCCGCGGCAAAACTGAATTAGTCAAAGAGATTGATGCACAGTTGAAAGAAGCATGGAATGGCTTTCAGTTTGCCCCACAAAAGCCAGTGCTTTTGCCGCCTGAGTTTTTAAGCACAAAGTACGAAGGCGAAATGCCTGATTACTTGCGAGGACTGATCAAGCCCGAAGAGGGCACCTTCGTCAACATGCCCATGATGCACTTCAGCAAGCAGGCAGGGTTGACTGAAACAGATCCGGCGTTTTACGGCACGGGCATCAAGGGCGAGGAGGCCGCGCGTTTAGGTGGCACTGGCTCGGTCAGACCCAGGACTTACTTCTACACCGATGAAAGCGTGACACCTGAGCCTGGCTTAGGACCCCATCGTTATCGTGCCATGGGTGAAAATCTTTATGACCTGGCGGCTGACCCTCTCATGCTTAACATGCTGGCCAAAGAAACCACGCGCATCCCGATGACGGCAAGCTCTAACAAAGGATTGGCGCAGCCTACTGAGGCAACCAATGCGCTCGAGCGATTAATCCGCGACTATGGATATGCCGGTTACATCAATCCACAGTCAACGAAGCCGAGCGCCGTGATGTTTGGCAAAGTGCCAGTAACCCCTTACAAGCAGGGTGGTCCCATGAGGCGAGTTCACATATCTGACAACCCTGACACCATGGCGCTTGAGTTAGCCATGGGCGGTGCTGTGCGCATGGCTGGCGGCGGCAAGCTTGAGAAGATTGCCAAAGCATCTAAAGCTGCGGCTTATACAGCGCGTGAGCTAAGGAATGAAGCCAACAAAGTAGCCAAGGCCATCGCTAAAGAAGATCCCAAGATGGCGCCGGAAGATGTGCAAAAGCGCGCCGCTGCAATCGCTGAGAAAAACCTTACTTGGACCAAGCAGCAAAAACCGGCCCTTGAAAAGAAATTTGGCAAATTGATTGATGCACCCGCCTCCGCATCAATAGGCGATCGTTTACAGAATGTGCCCGAGGCTGTTGAACGACGCGCCCAAAAGGCCGAACAGTTCCTCGCGCAGCCCACCGAGCCTTGGCAGCCGCCTCGTGCTGAACTGCAGGCATTTGATCGATCGCTCATCAAAGACGCCATGGAAGGCTTTCCTGGCATTGAACAAACAGCATTCCCGCGCTACTCGCCCCCAAAGGCCAACATTGGTTACATCGACGAAATTTACCAAGACCCGCGTAATCGAGCGCTCATTGAGACGCAGATCAAACGCGGGCTGCCCCTGGGTGGTGAAACTTTTTACCCCTCGCTTTATCCCATGAAGATGGCGGCACTTGAGCGCGGCATACCCGAGGAAAAATTTAATCAGTTTATCTACAGCACTGCTCCGGCATCGGCGCGCAACTCCATCCTAAATGAAATGGCAGTCGGCCAATTCCTGCGCGATATGAATGCGCGAGGCCTGCCGCTTGATGAGGAAACCGTCAAGCGCGAGATGGAAGCATTCAAGCAAAAGTACGGCACTGGTCTGCCATTAATGCCCGTACATCGTGAAGGCGTGAGAAATGTCCTTGAGGGCAATCTTGACCTGCGCGAGTTGTCAAAAGCAGACATACCAGTCAATTACAAAATCCCAACATATGGCACGCAAAAGGCCGGTGACTTTGGCAAGTCAGTGGTGCTTGACGTGCATGAAGCGTCGGGCGAAACGCAAGCAAGCCGCTTTCACCCCTACTTCACTAAGCAGGGTGGATTTGGCTCAACTGAGTATGGCGCTGCAGAACAGCAAATGCTGGACATCGCCAAGGGCTTAGGCCTGCCTGGCGGCACGGCACAAGCTGGCCGCTGGTTTGGTGGTGGCGAATTGACCGGGTTAGTATCGCCCCGCGGTGACGCATTAGATTTACTTGAGCGCCAAGCCGCTTATACGCTTAACGGCATGGGCGTGAAGCCCACGCCACGCAATGTGCGCAACTACTTGCTTGACATGATTGAAACGGGCGAAGGTGTCTTGATGCCTTACTACAGCAAAAAAGTGCCGTTGCCCGATGTCCGCACCGAGAAAAAGAAGGGCGGCGCCGTGAAGAAGTCAGCGCTTGATAGCGTTAAACGAGGATACAAACATGCCTGAGATGCCTATTGAGCAGGACTATGGCCGCTTCATTAGCGGTATGGCCGATGACGAGATGCCCGTTGCTGATCTGTCAGCCGAGTTGCCCGATGAAACTGCTGAGATTGAGGAGCTTCCTGACGGCTCGGCAGTGGTTCACATGCCAAGCACCAAAGGGCCGCTTGAAGATCCCGACTTTTACGAGAACCTGGCCGATGTTATCGATCCCCTGGATTTGGATTCGATGGCCATGCGCTACTTGGACCTGCTGAAAAAGGACCAAACAGCACGCGAAGACCGCGATAAGCAGTATGAAGAGGGCATCAAGCGCACGGGCATGGGCAAGGACGCCCCTGGCGGCGCTACGTTTTTCGGCGCCAGCAAAGTAGTGCATCCGGTTATTGCTGAAGCTTGCGTGGATTTCGCCTCGAGGACCATCAAGGAGCTATTCCCACCTGATGGCCCGGTCAAAACCAAGATCCTTGGCGAGACTGACGAGGAAAAAACCAAGCGTGCAGAGCGCAAACGCGACTGGATGAACTGGCAGCTAACCGAGCAGATCGAAGAATTCCGCGATGAGCAAGAGCAACTGCTCACGCAACTGCCACTTGGCGGCTCGCAGTACCTGAAACTGTACTGGGACGACAAAAAACTGCGCCCGGTGGCTGAGTTTTTGCCCATCGACAAGGTCTTAATCCCGTTTGCAGCCACGAATTTTTACACCGCACAGCGTGCTGCAGAGATTCACGACATCACTGAGTTTGAATTCAACCAACGAATCGACTCAGGCTTGTACCGTGACATCAGTCTGACCCGCGTAAGCCTGGAACCTGAGCCAACCAGGCCAGAAAAAGCCAACAACAAGATCGAAGGACGTAAAGCAGAGGAAAACATTGACGGCATGCGCCGTGTTTTTCACATTTACACCTACCTCGAGCTTGAAGATGACACTTATTCCAAGGGTGAGATGGCACCTTACATCCTGATGGTGGATGAAATCGACCGTGAAGTGGTCGGTTTGTACCGCAACTGGGAAGAAGGTGATGAAACCATGGAAAAACTCGACTGGGTGGTCGAGTACAAATTTATCCCATGGCGCGGTGCCTACGCTATTGGCATGCCCCACCTCATTGGTGGCCTGGCAGCAGCACTTACAGGGGCCTTACGGGCGCTTTTAGACTCAGCGCACATCAATAACGCCCCCGCCACGCTTAAATTGAAGGGTGCCAAGGTCTCAGGCCAGTCCGTTCAGGCCGATGTGACGCAAGTGGTCGAGATTGAAGCTGCGCCAGGCGTGGATGACATTCGCAAGATTGCGATGCCCATGCCGTTTAACCCGCCAAGCCCCGTGTTATACGAGCTTTTGGGCTTTTTAGACAAGGCTGCCAAGGGTGTAGTGACCACCGCCGAGGAAAAGATCGCTGACATCAATTCCCAGGCCCCTGTGGGCACCACGCAGGCACTGATTGAGCAGGGTGCCGCCGTGTTTTCGGCCATTCACGCCCGATTGCACAAGTCACAGGGCCGTGTGCTGAAGATTTTGCAGCGCCTTAACCGCTGGTACATCGAAGACATGCGCCGCGGTGAGGATGTGGTCGATTTGGAGGTCCAACCCGGTGATTTTGAGCGCATGGGTGATGTGGTACCCGTGTCAGACCCCAATATCTTTTCTGAAACCCAGCGCATGGCGCAGATTCAGGCGGTTTTGGCACGATCAGACAAGGCACCTGACCTGTATGACCGCCGTGCGGTTGAAGAGCGCCTGCTCAAGCAGCTAAAGATCCCTGGCATCAACGAATTGCTCAAAGGCACCCCGGTTCCCGAGGAGCGCCCAGCATCTGATGAGAATGTGGCCATGGCACTGGGTCAGAATGCCTACGCCTACCCGCACCAGGACCAGTTATCGCACATCCAAACGCACCTGGACTTCGCGCTTAATCCTGCTTTTGGTGGCAATCCCATCATGGCATCGTTCTACCTGCCGCGGGTGCTTGAGCACATCAAGCAGCACATGGTCTTATGGTACTTAGGTCGCATGAATGGCTATGTAAACAAGGCCCGTGGCAAGCCCATGGCAGAGAGCGATTACGAGAACAAGATGCTGACCTCGGAAATCGACAAGACCTTTGCTATTGCATCGCAGCATGTCATGCAAGACACCAACGCAGCCTTCCAGCAAATGGTGCCCAAGCTGCAGCAACTCATGCAAGCCATGCAGCAACTTACGCCCCAGCCGCAACTGCCGCCTGAAGCGCAAGTGCTCAAGGAAACCAGCCTGGCAGAAACCCAGCGCCGCGCACAGCGCGATCAGGCTGAGATGCAACTCAAAGGTGCCGACATGCAGCAACGTGGCCAGATTGACATGGCACGACTGCAAGGCGATCAACAACGCGCAGCCGAGCGTGATCAGTTGGATGTGGCGCTTAACGCTACAAACAACCTCACCAAGGAGCGCATAGCAACTGCACAACTCACCCAGAAGGATGAGCAATTGCAGGCAGAGCAGTATGAGACTGCTATCCGGCTTCAAAACGAAGCACAACGCAACTTAGGAGCTAATCGTGGCCCAACCATCCAGTAAAGACATCAAAGACCTCGAGGCCGTGCCTTATCACAAGCGCATTGCGATGGGTGCAAACCTTGACGGCACCAGCCTGCAATCCAAAGGCCAAACCCAGCAACCCAAGACCAAAGGAGGCGCACTGCCGGCTAAGAAAAAGTGAACCCTATAGCGGACCTGGTCCGTGACATCAAGATACGCCAGGCTGAAATAAGCCAGTCCTTGGCAGCAGGCAATGCTGCGAATTGGGAAACGTATCAGCGCACGGTCGGGATGTATCTGGCGTTTGAACAAACGCTCCAGATGATTGACTCAATTTTGAGAGATGAAGATGAATATGAATGAACCAGTAGCGTCTAACGACGCTGAGATGGCTTGGGCATTTCCGAGCGTAGATCCTGGTGCAAAACCTCTTGGTGGCCGTGTGATGGTACAGATCCGTCGGTCCAAGAAGAAAACCACCAAGGGCGGTATTGTGCTGGTCGAAGAGACCAAAGAGACGGAGAAGTGGAACACGCAAGTGGCCAAGGTTATTGAGATTGGACCGCTCGCGTTTTGCCATCGTGACACCATGAAACCCTGGCCGGAAGGCTCTTGGTGCGTGGTGGGTGATTACATCCGCGTACCTAAGTGGGGCGGCGATCGCTGGGAAGTCAAAGTACCCGGTGAGGATCAAAACGAAGATCCAGCGCTTTTCATGATCATCAATGACCATGAAGTCATCGCAAAAATCACGGGTAATCCGCTCGACACGAGGGCATTCCTATGAGTACTGAAAATGAAGATCAAGTTACGATCAAGGAGCAAGCGGACGGCTCGGTCACCGTTGACCTTCCTGACTCGATTCAAATTGCGCAGTCGGACGACACGCCGCCCGAGAACAAAGCTGAAGGCGATGATGTTCCTGGCGATGATGATCCCCCTAGCGATGACGAACTCGATTCCTTACGGGCTGCCCGGCGCGAGCGTCGGCGTGCGAAAAAGGATTTAGTCCGCAAGACCCAGGCTGAGAAGGATGAGCGCCTGGCATTGTTGCAGCGCCGCAATCAAGAGTTGGAGGAGCGGCTCTCAGTCATCGAGCACCGCACGCACGCTAACGACCTGGCCCAGATTGACAAGGCCATGCAAGATGGCGAGCTTCGCGTCCGCTATGCCAAGATGAAACTGGCTGAGGCAGTGCAAGCCCAAGATGGTGAAGCTGCAGCCCAAGCCAATGAGATGCTGCTTGATGAGCGCCAAAAGCTTGAGTCCTTGAAAAACTTCAAGCAAAAAGCCGTTCAGCCGCAGCAAAAAGCAAACATCCCTGACGCTGGTGTGCAACGCCAGATCGCGGCTTGGATGGAGCGCAATTCGTGGTTCGACCCTGAGCGCAAAGACCTGGATAGCAAGATCGCTAAACAGGTCGATGAGCAGTTGCATGCTGAGGGTTGGGACCCAGGAACATCAGACTATTGGAACGAGATGGATAACCGCTTGCGGAAGTACATCCCACACCGATACAATGATGACTATGAGGAAAGTTCCTCTAGGCGAAAACCGAGGAGTCCAGTGACTAGTTCTGGCCGTGAGAACGCAGCGTCCGCAGGTGGGCGTCAATCCTTTCAGCTTGAGCCTGACCAGGTGAAGGCAATGAAAGATGCTGGGTTTTGGGACGACCCCAAGAAACGACTCAGCATGATCAAGCGTTACGCAGCACAAGCACAACAGAGACTGAAAGGGTAAGCCATGGAATCTCGACTCAAAAAATCGATCACTGCAGGTGGCCGTCATACTCGCGCAAGCGAAGATCACTCGCGCCTTCCCGCAGAGGACCAGTTCGCTAGTACACAGGACATTGACCAAATGTGGAGTGACGAGTGGACACAAAGCGCCTTGCCAAAGGTCCCAGACATTCCTGGGTTCCATCTTTGCTGGCTTTCCACCACAAACAGCTACGACACCATTGATAAGCGTATTCGACTTGGGTACACGCCTGTGCTTGCAGATGAGCTACCTGGGTATGAGAACTATCGCGTAAAAGCTGGCGAGCATGTGGGTCACATCGCGTGTAACGAGATGTTGCTGTTCAAGATCCCAATGGATCTCTATCAACGCGTCATGACGCACTTCCATTACCAAAAACCAATGGAAGCAACTCAAGCGATCATGGAGCGTATGGAAGAGCTTCAGGGTGTTGACAGTTCAGGGCATAGGCTCCTGAAAACGGAAGGCGAAGGTTTTGGCAATGTTGCAAAATCATCCGTTAACCGACCCCCGGTATTCGAGGGTTAACCTGGAGTTCTAAAATGTCTGCAACCTTAGCACCCTTTGGTTTGCGGCCTGCCTACCACCCCAGCGGTCTTGACCGCGCACAGGGCCTTGCGAATGTCATTCAGAGCACCTACGCTCAAAACATTCTCAAGGGTCAGGCTGTAAAACTTGATCCAACAACCGGCTATGTGGTTCGTGCTGCAAGTGGCGATCCCATTTATGGCGTCTTTGATGGCGTCGAGTGGACTGACACGACTGGCCGCCGCCGCGTTTCTAACTGCTGGCCCTCTGGTACCGCCTATCAGACTGGTTCGCTGATCGCTTACATTTGGACTGATCCTCAAGTGGTTTATGAGATTCAGGCTGAAGGTTCGATTGCGCAAACCGCGCTTGGCCAAGAGTTTGACATCACCAACCCGTACAACCCGACCACGGGTGATCCGACGCTGGTGGGTCTATCTCAAGCCACGATGGGCACGACTGCTGCGAGCGCTAACGCAACCAAGACTTTGCGCGTTATCGACCTGGCACCGTATCCGGGCAACGCATGGGGCGATGCGTACACGATCGTTCGTGTCCAAATCGCTGAGTTCCAGTACGCTGGTATTTACGAAGGTGCGGCGGTTGCATACCCCGTGACCATCGCTTAAAGGAGGGCTAGATCATGGCAGCCCCAATGCGCAGTACAGACTTTCGTTCGATTGTTGAGCCAATCCTCAACGAGTGTTTTGACGGAGTCTATGATCAGCGTGCCGACGAGTGGTCGCGTGTTTTCCGCGAGCAACAAGGCATTCCCCGTAACTACCACGAAGAGCCTGTGCTCTACGGTTTTGGCTTGGCACCGTTGCTTCCTGACGGCAGCCCAGTCACTTACCAGCAGGGTGGCGTACTCTTCCTCAAGCGCTATGTGTATGCAGTCTATGGTTTGGCCTTCGCGCTGACCAAAGTGCTTGTTGAGGATGGCGATCACATCCGCATCGGCTCGGTCTATGCCCGTCACTTGGCACAGTCCCTGGTTGAAACCAAGGAAACCCTGTGCGCCAACGTGCTGAACAACGCCTTCACGGGCGGTCAGTATGCTGGTGGCGACGGCGTGGCACTTAACAGTGCTTCGCACCCCATCGTGAATGGCACTTTCAGCAACCTGCTGACCAACGCTGCTGTTCTCAGCCAGACCTCGCTTGAGCAAATGCTCATCCAGATCCGTCAGGCAGTGGACAACAACGGGAAAAAGATCCGTCTCGTGCCACGACAGCTTGTCGTTGCTCCTGGCAACATCTTCCAGGCTGAGGTCCTGCTGAAGTCCGTCTTGCGTGCTGGCCAGGCAAACAATGACATCAACCCAGTTAAATCCATCGGCTTGCTCGATGAAGGCGCTGCGGTCCTGTCACGTTTGACCTCGAGCACTGCATGGTGGGTCCAGACCGATGCGCCCGAGGGCATGAAGCTCATGATGCGCCGCGGCCTTGAGAAGACCATGGAAGGTGACTTTGAAACCGACACCATGCGCTACAAGGCAACTGAGCGTTATGACGTTGGCTTCACTGATCCCCGTGCCATGTACGGTACGCCTGGCGTCTAAGGAAACCAGGGGGCTTCGGCCCCCGTCTTATAGGAGTTAAAGCATGACTAC